TGCGCTGCCTGCCTGTCCTGGCCTGCGCTTGCAGCGGATGCAGCTGCCGCCGTCTTGCTGCCGACCGCCTCATCTCTGGCCGCTTCCGCAGCCGTCTGTGCTTTTGCCGCATCTTCAGCCGCTTTTGTCGCCGCTGCGCTGTCTGCCGCGACGGATGCCTCGCTTTTCTTCGCGTTCGTCTCCGCCGTCTTTGCTGCCGCCTCAGACTCTGCCGCATTGCTGGCCGCCGACTCTGCGCCTGCCTTCGCCGTGCGGGCGTCCGTGGCCGACTGCGCCGCCTGCGTGGCGTTCGTTGTCGTGGCCTTCTGCGCGTTCTCCGCCTTTGTGGCGGCCTCCTGCGCCGTGTCGGCTGCCCCGGAAGCTGTCTGCTCAGAAGCGGCTGCCGCTGCCGCCTTCGTGCTGGCGGTTGCTGCTGCCGTCTGCGCAGTGCTGGCGTCGGTCTGAGCGCTCGATGCTGCCGACTGCGCGGCTGTCTTCGCCGCTTCTGCCGCTGTCTTGGCCGCCTGCGCCTGTGAGATCGTCGCAGAGACCAGGTCTCCCTGCAAATCTGCAAGCGTCAGAATCTCACGCCACGCGCTGTCGTCTTCGTTTTCATACTTCCACTGCAGCTGCCCGTCGGTCTCGCTGTAGCGGATGACGACCGGTTCGCCGCCGTCGCCTTTCAGGCTGGCCAGCCACTCTTCTTCGGTTCCGATGAAGCCGTGCTTCACGGCGATGCCATAAGCCGTGATGTAATACCCGCGCCACTCGGTTCCGATCTTCGTGTAGCTCATACATACACCTCCATGTGGGTGTCTGCCGGATGGTAGTTGAGCGCGAACCAGCGCATGAACTCGCTGAAAAAGCTGTTGAATACCTGCATCGTATTCTGGTACTTGTTGTACTCGCCGTTTGCAAAGTCGATCATGGCCGTCAAATAGGCCCAGTAGATTTTGTCGTGCGGCGGCTGCGCCAGCAGCTCCTTGTCCTTATCTGCGTCATAGTGGTAGGTGATGATCTCTTCGCTTGCGAAGAGCAGAACCTCCGTCTGCACCAGCCCCTCGCACTCGTTGAGCCACTGCGTCTTTGCCTCGTTGGAGAAGGCGTTCGGCTTGATCTCGTCCACCATGTCGATGACGCTCTTCAAGGTTGCCATGCCCGGCACCTCCTTCCTCGAAAAATGCAAAGCCGGGGCGACGGCAAGCGCCGCCGTCCCGGTTCTGTGTGTCAGGTTGTCGCGCTCAGCTTTGTGGCCAGCGCGTTATATTTCGCCTTCAGCTCGTTTGCCAGCGTGACGACGGCGTCAAACTCCGCCTTCGTCGGTGCCGAGCCTGCGGCGGCGGCCGCATCTGCGGCCGTTACCTTGGACGTGGACGCCTTCATGCTGCCGGGCTTCAGTTCATCGGTCACTTCCAGGTTTGTGAACCTTGTGTACTTTCCCATCCTGAAGCCCTCCTGTCAGCCGCCGACAAGCTGCGTGCCGTCGGTCACGCCTCCGACACAGAACGCCCGCCAGTCGTTGAAGCCCGCGATGAAACGCGCATAGCCCTTCCAGACGTTGGCGTCGTTGCCTGCCAGCTCGCTGCGAACCTCCAGCGCCACTCGGTCAAGCCACACGGCGCCGCCGTATTCCTCGTTGTACTTGCTGTCCAGCAGCACCCACGGCTTCGTGCCTGCGGTGATAAACTGGTTGAGGTACGGCCAGACGATGACGTTCCAGCGGCCAAAGTTGAAGTTGAAGCCGTTGTTGGCGGTGTTCGGGTCTTTGTCTGCGCCGATCGCGGCGAAGACGTCCCGCTTGAGCGTGTACTCGTTCGGGATGAGGATGGTCGTCGGCGCCACGTCCAGGACTTCCTCGTTGTCGCCCCGGAAGTCCTGCATGGCAGACTCCGCTGCAGCCAGCGCGTCGCTGGAGAAGCCGTCGGCAAAGAGGTTCGACTGCTTCTTCTTGCCCAGTGCCGACGGATGCTCCTTGGCAAACAGGCACTTGCCGTCCGCGCCCAGCGTAGAGAAGGTCTTGCCGTAGAACTTCGTGCTCGTTGCGCCGGTGATGGCCGCGCCGAGCAGCGCCGCGCCGAACTTCTCGCGCGTGCGGTAATACGACGTGATGAAGCCCGCAGGCTGCTTCTTGAGGTCCATCAGCTTGCCGTCTTCCACGATCTCGCGCGACAGCGAGAAGCTGTTCTTCCAGGTCATGTGCTCCAGGAACTTGCTGAAGCCTTCCTGCATACCATCCACGGGATAGTCGCCGTTCTCGCCGACCGGCTGGAAGCCCTCCATCGCGGTCATGGTCGTGAACTTCTCGCCCCAGTGGTTGCTGGGGGAGATGTTGAACAGCTCCGGCAGCATGCTGGCCTGCTCGAAGGCCTCGCCGCGCTTCTCCAGGAACATCTTGATCGGTTCCTGGCTCTTGCCGAAAATGCTGTCCTGAAGGCCGGAGCCTTCGGTAAAGGTAATGTTAGCCATTGCTCATGTCTCCTTTCCTGGTATCAGAAGCGGACGCGGCACATATCGCCCTCCGCCGTGCCGTCCATATAGACGACCTCGGCCACGCCGCTCGCGGTCGTGCCCGTGACCTGCAGACCGTCGGTGTGCAGCGTGATCTTGCTGCCCGGCTTTACGCTGGTAGCTGCCTCCGCAAACGTGGTCTCGAAGATCATGTCCTTGTTTACCCGAATCACGGGGATGATGTCGCCCGCCGTGCACGGGCTGTCCTTCTCGCACATGGAGATGTAAGTGGGCGCGGTTGCGTCGGTAGCCAGCGCCAGCTGGCCGGTGGTCTGCGTCAGTGCCATGCCCACCTTGGGGGTGATGGCGCTTGCGGGCAGGTATTCAATACCCGGCACGCGGTTGTCGTCGGTGGAATAAATCTTGAAAGCCATTGTGCTTTTCTCCTTTCGCTTCGTCAGCCCTTTTTATGGCTGCGGTTGTAGTGTGCCTGTATCTCGGCATCCGTGGCACCCGGATTCAGCGCACGGTACATCTCCTTCACTTCCGCCGGTACGCTCATTGCGCCCGCGCCTCGTTCCTTGGTCTGCCCCATGTGCTGCTTGCCCTTCAGGTTGTTGATGGCCGCCTGTCTGGTGGCTGCAGCCGCGCTGCTGGTCAGAGCCTCAAAGTTTGCCAGCCGGTAGGCATCCACCAGTGTGTTGCCCTTCTTCACCAGCTCGTAGAACTTCGGGTAGGTCTCCATGGCCGCAAGGTCTTTCAGCTCCCGGATGTTGGGGTTCAGCTTGCCGATCTCCTTTAGCTGTTCGTCCACCTTCACCCGTGCCTGTGCCTCGTTGGCCTCCTGCTGCGCCCGCTCCGCCGCCGCCTGCGCTTCCTTGGCCTGCTTCACTTCCGGCAGTTCGTTCACGAATGCGTTGAACTCCTCGTCGCTCATCCCGCTCTTCTTCAGCACGCGGGCTTTGCGCTCTGCATCGAAGCGCTGCCGGTACTCGTCGTACTCCGCCTTCGATGTGATGGGCTGCTTCGTGTACGGGTTCACCAGTCCGCTGTTTCGGAACGCCTCGTCGATGGTGCGCCTCGCTTCTTCCTGTGCGTCTGTGCGCGCCTTCTCCACGGCGGCATCCCGCTCCGCCTCCGCCTTGCGGCGTGCCGCCGCAAACGCTGCGTTCTGCTCCGGGGTCTGCTCGCCCGTCTCACTATGATCTTCGCCGTCCTCCGCAGCTCCCTGCGGTTCTTCGGCGCTTGTGTCCTGCGTCTCTTCTTCGGCAGGGTCGGCGGCTTCCTGCTCTTCTGCGCCTTGCGCCTGTGTGGTCTCGTCCGTGGCAGGGTCGGCGATCTCCTGCTCTTTTCCGCCTTCGTCAATGCCAAACAATGCGCCGTAGTCGATGTCCATGTGTTGTGCTCCTCTCTGGATTTTTGCGCTTTTCCTGCGAATGTGGGGCTTGCTTTGTCAGATGGTCTTACTTGTTCTTGCTGCCTCTCAGGTCGTTGCCGGTCTTCACGGTGCCGTTGCCCTTCTTGTTGTCGCCGCTGAAGGGTGCCTTCACCACCTGCGCGCCGGTGTTCTTGATGCTGCCAGCGTAGGTCTTATCTGCCATCTCTGCGTCCTCCTTTCTTTCCTTGATGCTCCTTTGTGTCACGGTCGGCGGCGCGGGTGCCCCAGTCCCGCGCCGCTTCCCGCTTCAGGAGGTCGGGCGATACCCGAATGATAGGGAAGTATCTATGTCAGACGGGAGCATTTGCTCCCATGGTCTGCCCGGAATCACGCGCAGCGTCCTGCTGCGCTCTCTGGATGACGGCCTGTGCGGTCTGCATGTCCAGCCTGCCATTCTGCTGCCGCTGCATCTGCGCCTGCTGCATCTGCTGCTGTGCCATCTGCATCTGCATGGCCATCTGCTGCTGCAGCTGCTGTTTGTGCAGTTCCTCTTCGAGGTATGCCCGCGTCTCTCCGGCTCCCGGATAGTGCAGCAGCTCCATCTTCGTCCAGAACAGGATGAGCGTCTGAATCTGCGCCGGGTCTCCGAAGGCTCCGGTCTGCAGGTTCATGCGCGTCTCCTGCCACATGGCCTCGCGGTTCGATGCCAGCGGGGCAGAGGTATCGCAGCTGAAGAGGAACTGATCGTTCCAGCACCACTCTCCCGCCGCGTCCTGTTCAAGGAAGTCATAGCGGTTGAACGTCTCGTACTGTGCGTTGCCGTGGATGTCGTTGGACACCACCGGCCTCGGCTCGTCCGTGTACGCCAGCTTGAACTTGAACATGGCCTCGAACAGCGCCGCATACGCCGCGTCTTTCATCACGCGCTTGCTTTCCAGTCTGCCAGCACTCTGCGCCGCCGCGAACTCCTTGGCTTTGCCGCTGGTGGCCGTGCGGTCTGTACGCCCCTGAAAGCTGTCCGTGATGCCGATGATCTGCCTTGCCTCTTCGTATACCTGTGACAGGTACACCATGTCCTGCTCCACGTTGCCCTGCAGGTCGTATACGTCGATCAGCGCTTTGGTGGCCGCATTGCCCGGTCGGATGACCTTCATGTCCTCCGCGTCCACGCGGATGCTGGCCTCGTCCGGCAGCGTGATGTAACTGCCCGATTTCAGCAGCTTGTCGATGATCTTGCTCTCGATGCGGTTGGTGGTGTTCTGCTGGTCAGCGATCTTGTCAATATCGCTGTCTCCCAAGAACCTGCCGTACACGCTCACGTTCTTCTGCAGGATGACCGGGAAGATGTCTGGCTTGTAGAACGGCACCTTCGTCGGCTCTTCGATGATCTCCACCACCGGCAGCCCCAGCTCGTCCGTCTCTGTGTCGGATGCCACCTCTCGGCGCACCATGCCGCCGATGGTGCTGCCGTCGCTTCTGGTGACGGCCACAGGGATTTCCTCGAACTCTTCCTCGGTCTCCTCCCACTTGCTTCCGCCGCAGTATGGGCATTTCTTCCGCCCGCCCCGCAGCGGCAGCGGCCTCGTCTCTCTTGCAAGCGCATCCGCCGCCGCGTCAAAGTCCACCTCCGCCGCCGCGCTCATGCCGTTCGGTAGCAGGATGTCCGGCGCGTCCATTTCCGGCTCCGTCAGCAGCGGCTCCACCGCGCCGCACTTCACGCACCTGCGCAACCGTCTCGCCTGATAGTCTTCAAGGTCTTCCAGCTGCGTGTCGTTCACCCAGCTGTAAAGACCGATGCCGCCCTTGTCGTTGCGGTAGTAGGCGATGTACTGCGTCACAAGGTCGTTCGCCGTGGTGTCCCCACCGGTGCCCTTGATGTCCGGCTCTTCCTCGCTCTCGTCTGATACGTCCACATCGTAGCGCCTGCGGATGTATTCCTTCGTCTGCGGGATTTTGAGGATGATGTAGTCCATGTCCTCGATGCCGGTGTACACGCCGTCCTGCGGGATGATCTGCTTCGGGTGAAGCGTGGATACCGCCAGCTCCCCGATGGTGAAGTGCGTCCGCTGCGTGTTGTCCCACTCCACCAGAAACGCCGCGCCGCCCTGAATGGGCACCGTCCGCTCCATGATGTCGTTGAGCTGTTCAAACGGCATTCTGTCAAGCTCGTTGCGCAGCATGTCCTCGATGAGCTTTGCTTTCATCTCGTCCTGCTTGCGTCTGGCCGTCACCTTCGGCTGCGGAATATCGCTGTCTGTCTGCGCCTCGATGATCTCCGCGCAGATATTGCGCACATGCACAGCCTTCGTCTTCCGCTCGCCCTGCACGATAGGCCGCATCTCGTTCGTTCCGGCATACAGCGCCTCCCGCTCGTCCATGCGGCTGGTCTCGCCGTCGTATGCCGCTTCGTTGGTCTTCAGCCTGTCCTGCCAAAGCCGCAGCTTGTTCTTGTCCTGTTTCTTCATAGCGTCCTCCTGTTATCGCTGCGGATTGCCCCAGCGTTTACGCAGCATCTCCCGCTCCGTCGGTGATGCGTTCTCATAGTCCTCCCACATGGATGCCGTCCATAGCCGCGCCACCGTTTCCTTCTGTGCGATGTAGCTCTGCTGCGGCCTGATGTAGTGTGCGATGGCAAGGCTCAGCACGCAGTCATCGTGCGCTCCCATCTCCGCCTCCGGCTTCAGCGTCTCCGGATTGCGCACGAATGTCAGCATCTCCTGCAGCGTTGTCTCGTCGTTCACGATGGTGATGTCATCGCGCACCGCCTTGATAAGCTCCGCAAGGATGACCGGCCTCGTCTTCGTGTTGGTGAGAAAGCCAAAGCTCTGCTTGATCTTGTGCGTGTAATCGTCGATGCTCTCCCGGATGTACTGCTTCGGATACCGCAGCCGCTCCAGCTCCATCACCGGGTAAGTGGAGAAGTTGGTCTCAATGCCGATGAGCGCCGTGTTGTAGTGCAGCCCTAAGCAGTAGACCTGCCGTGCGAACACATCCTCGTCGAACTTGCCCCGCAGCACCGCCACCTGCTCTCCAGTTCTGTTGTCCAGCACCTGCGCCACAAAGCTGTCGCTGCCTTCTCCGGCAGTGTCTCCGCCGATCACATAGGGCACGCCCTTCTCCGGCTTCTTGTAAACCTTGATGCAGCCGTCCCTCGCGTCCTCCCATCGGATGTCCGTCAGCGTCAGCCCGTCATCCGCGTATGTGAAGAGGCCGGTGCACACCGGTTCCTTCAGCTCCTGCAGCCGTCTTCCGATGGCCTTGCCGTTGAATACCGTCTTGCCCGTCACGCCCCACATGCCGAGGCAGTAGACCTGATAGTAATATTCGTCCGTCTCCTGAAAGCTCTCCAGCGTCCGTATGGCTGCCGCATCCAGAAAACGGTTGTCCTTGTAGGTGCTCTCGTGCACCCGCGCTCGTTTGTCCCGCCGGTCAAAAAATCGTTTCTTCAGCCAGTGCTGAATGCTGATCGGGTTGAAGCTCAGGATGATCTGCTGGTACTCCCGCGTCTTTCCGCGCAGTCGGATGTCAAGCTGGTTGAAGTCTCCCTCCAGCAGCTCGCTGGCCTCTTCAATCCAGATGCCCGTGATGTTGTAGATGGATTTCAGCTTCTCAACGTCATCCAGTCCCGCAAAGATGATCTCGCTGCCGTTTTGGAAAGAGATGGTCAGGTCTGATTTGTTGGCCTTGTACCCGCTGTCCGGGTAGAACTCCGCCAGCTGTCCCAAAAGCTGCTTGAAGCAGCTCTCTCGCAGCGTCCTCGCTACCTTACGGCACACGAGGAAGCGGTGTCCCGGCTCGTTGACCGCCCGCTCCAGCACCTTCCGTCCCGCGAAGATTGACTTTCCCGAACCGCCGCCGCCCTTCAGCACCAGATAGCGGTGCGTGTCAGCGAACAGAGGAAGGAAGGTCTCGTTGTTGGTCTCCCGCAGCCCCTCGTACCATGTCACGATGTCGTAGAGCTTTTCTACCTCCTCGCGGCTCATGGCCTTCAGCTCAGAGGCTGTCCACTTCGTCTTCATCGCACTCGCTCTCCCCGTCATCAGCCCTCAGCAGCGCCAGCTTCTCGTGGTAGGTGGCGGCGTGCTTCATGCTCTCGCGGGTGTCCTTGCCCAGTTCGACCTCCTGTTTCTGCTTCCAGCCGTAGTTGTTCTGCAGGTTGAAGATGATGCCCTGCACGCCCTTCTCCCGTGTCAGCAGCTCCTGCTCCAGATACGCCTCGATGCGTGTTCGCGCCCCTTGGCACATCCCCGCCAGCTCCGGATGCAGCACAGCGTCCGCGTAGTTCTGCCATGTGCTCCGGTCAATGTCCAAATACAGGCACATGCCCGTCACACTCGGCGGCACCACGAACTGCACCACCTTGATCTCCTCGCCGTCATCGTTGCGGATGATGCCGCCGGTGTCGTCTCTTGCCGGAATTGTCCGTGATATGCTCCGGAAATAACGCTCGATTGCTTCCCGCAGTCCCTTTTTCGTGTATTTTTTCGGCCTTCCTGCAGCCATCTGCGCCACCTCCTTGCTCCGGCGCTATAAGGTTCCCGCGCGTGCGTGCGCGCATCGTGCGCGCTTGTCGTGGGGAAAAATTCATTTTGCCGCACAGCCTTCGCCCGCCCCTCGAATTATCTTGCTGTGCTCTTACCCGCTGGCGGTGTGCGCCAGCTCACGCTATCATGGTACGACAAAAAGTGTGTCGCTGAGTTGCAACTTTGCCGAAAACGAAAAACGCACGCAGGTGTGTTCCTGCGTGCGTTCTGCGTGTGTTTTTACAGCTGCGTTGGGAAGTTCTCGTAATACTTCCGCACCTTCCGGTACAGCGTGGTCTTATCCATGTGGTGCCGCATGGCCAGTGCCGTGGCGCTGGCATCCGTGGTCACAAACTCGAATAGCGCCTGATAATACTCCCCGCCGTGCTCCAAACACAGGTTGAGTATCTTCTGCTGCGCCGCCTCGTCCAGCTCCCGGTAGCGGCGGGAGGTGAAGTAGATATACCCCTGCCGGTTGTAGTCCGCCTTCACGCCGCGCTTATATCGAAACATCTGCTTCACCTCCCGTGTTATCATACGCCCGCGAAGCTCTCCCGGATGGTGCCCCCCCGCGTCTCAAAAGCCACCACATGGAACCGCCCCAGCGGATGGATGTATATCACCGTTCCGTCGTAGGCGCGTCTGCGTGCCTTTCTTTTCCGGTTCCGGTCTCTGATCTCTTCCGTCTCTCCGAAGGTCTCCGGCACCTGCTGCACTCTGTCTCCGATTTTCACAGTGCTTTCCCTCCATGGCGGTACGGGCGCATGCGGTTGTACGCGTGCTTTTGTTCCAGTACCGCTTCCACATCCACGCCTTCCTTGCCGCACCAGTCCAGAATGCGGATAAGGCAGTCCACCATCTCCGTGGCGATGCCTTCCGGCTTGCAGCTGTGCTCCGGCTTGCCCTCTGCTTCGCACTGCGCTTCCTTGTCGCAGTGCCCGCAGCAGCCGTAGATCATGGGCTTCCCGTTGCGGTATTCCTCCAGTGCCTCAGACAGCTCGCTGTGACACAGCGCCACAATGTCTCCGAAGCTGCGCGGCTCGTCCCACCAGCCATGCTCTACCGCGTTCTGATGGATGTCCTGTGCCCACTCGTTCAGTGTCTTTGCCATATTCAGTTCCTCCCTGTTATGTATTGTCCCGCATCAGGATACCCCTGATGGAGTACGCTTTTTCATGCGCGCAGGCTGCGCCGCCGAAGAACCGCTCCACTCGCGCCTGCGCATCTCGAAGTGGATATATGTCCCTCGGTTGATATTGTTCTTGTAGCAGGTGGCCTCCACCAGCTGAAAGTCCGGGTAGCGATCTTCAAACCACTGCCACTGCGTTCCGCACTCGATGGCCTCCTCGATGTCCGCTATGTCGTCCATGTTCAGCTGGCCGTCAAACTGTGCGCACTGCGGAATGGTCAGGTTCCGGCTCTGGTTCCAGCGCTTGAAGAAGTGCTTGTCCTTGGCGATGTAGTGCGCAAGGCCGGTCACGCCGGATTCGTTGAACTGCAGCCGCTTGCTGTTGGCATAGCCCAGCCCCCACACCTTCTCGATGGTGTCGCGGTCTAATCCTCCGCCGAGAATGACATGGTGATGCACTCTTCCGTTGGTCTTGCCGTATTCCGTGCAGCTGATGTACTTCAGTTCCAGCCCCAGCTTTGCATATCGGCGCTTCAGTCTGCGGATATAATTGCTCAGGATGTGCTGTGCTTCCTCCTCCGTCTGCGGCTCTTCGCCGGGACGGTAGGTCAGATGCAGGGCAATGTCATCCTCTGTGAAATTGCTGTGCACCAGACGGGTCAGTTTTTTCTCTGCGTTTTTCTGGTTCAGCTTCTGCTGTATCTCACTCGTCGGCTTGCACCGTGACCGTCTCTTTCCCGGTGCTTGGAAAACAGGGTATATGTCTCCGTCCATGTAATCGCCGCAGACATATACGCTCTCCCGGTTGAAGGTTCTCCCTGTGTACATCTCCGCAGCTCCTCTCTGGTTGCTAAGTTAAGATTGGTTACAAGCCTCAATTCGCGCGTGCGCGCGAATTATATATAAGTATTCAGCCTGCCATCGTCAGTGCCGGGAGGCTGTCCCCGGCAGACAGGACGCGCTGTGCGTCCTGTTTCG